ATGGCTTATGACGACATGATTGCGGTACGTGATAGCCTGCTTTCCGCGATTGATAATGAGATGCTGAAGGTGTCGGATGACAGCGTGTACTCAGCGCTTTCTTTGGCTTACTCGTCCGTGTGGAATGACATGACGGTCCGGGCAGAAAACAAAGCCCGGCTGATTGACTACACCCCCGAGGAGATCATGCCGGCGCTGGTGCTGGCTTATGATTACTACGGAGACGCCGCGCGGGATACTGAAATTGTTGAGCGTAACGGCATTCGAAGACCGGCGTTTGTCCCCGCGAAGCCCCTGAAACTTTTGAGTACTTAATTTTTCTTTTTAACGTCCCTCCTGGGCAGTAAGATGAAATGAGAAGCTTTTCTCTGCCTACGCAGAGGTGTTTCGAAGGCTGATGGAGGGGAGCATGAGAAAGATTTTCGTATTGCTGTTAGGTTTGCTTGTGGCAATACCTGCCGTTTCGGCTGGTGGGAATTCTCCCGAGAGAAGGGCCTCCATTTCGTCGCAGGATAAGCCCCTGCATGGAGAAGCTACTGCTGCTTCCAGAAAAGGGAAGTTTGATAAAAACGGGGTTTATGTTTCCCCTAGCGGATATGTATTTAGGGCAGGGAAGGGGGGAACCGTCAGGTTGAGGGAGCCTATCCAAAAGGAAACACCACCTTCATTCCTTGACATGAGAAGGGTCGGAAGGAATGGTCTTGGGGAGGTTTGGGAAGACACCAGGAATGGGCGCACCTACATATGCAATGAATCGGGGTGCCGATGAGACGGTAGTTAAGGAGGGGGATTAAGCGCTCTGGGAACAGGGCGCTTTTTTATTATGGAACAAACGGTCGTAAAACTTCTGATTGGTGGTAAAGAATACCGCGCGTGGCAGCTTGTCAGCATATCTTCAAAGCTGCTGAGCTACGCGAGAGTGTTCAGAGTGGGTTTTACCCGTGAGTCAGCGGGGACTGGGATAGGAATTAAGATCGGCGATCTGGTGCGGGTAAAGATTGATGATGACCTGGTTTTGACCGGATACGTAACCAAGACAAATTTCTCATATTCAGAAAAAGGTATCGAACTGTCCATAGAAGGGGCGAGTAAAACCGTTGATCTTGCCGAAGGATATATGGCGGTTAAGAGCGTTAAGCAATTCACGAATCTGACAGTGTCGCAGACGCTCCAGCTATTGGCAAAACCGTATGGAGTGTCGGTAGTCCGTCAGAAGGCAGGGAAAGACCCAAAAGCGTCGGTGGCTATTGCCGCCACAGATTCCATAAAAAAGATTTTGGATGGCGTGGTGAAGAAGCATACCCTCGTCATCACGGATAATGAAAGCGGCGATTTGGTAATGGCGAGCCCCGGCGGTGGTGGGCGCACCGCTGACTCTCTGGAGTTAGGGAAAAACGTCTTATCCGGGGACCAGACATTTGATTCTTCAAAACTGTTCAGCCGTTACTATGTGGTGGGACAGCAGTCCAACTCGGGGAGCACTCATCCGGTTTCTGTGAATGGAGCGTTCAGGTACGCGGAGGATAGCCTGGTACAGCGTCCCCGGTATTACGTAGAGAAGCTAAGTGGGTCTCCCACGGCCGCAGATCTCCAGCAAAGATCGGTTCTTTTGGCCGAGTACCGTCGCGGGCAGGCTCAGGCTTTGCACTACACCGTGCAGGGGTGGCGGCAAAGCGACGGCAGCCTGTGGAAGGTTAATCGGCTCTGCCGGGTTAAAGATTCTATTTTGGGGGTTGATGCTCAGTATTTGATTACAGAGGTCAGCTTTACGAAAGATTCCGGAGGATCCAAAACCCAGCTGACGCTGATGCCGCCTGAAGCTTTCGTCATGATGAATGAATCTCCTGATGAGGCGATGGCAAAGAAAGCCACGAAGAAAGCGGCGGCAAAAACTGGTAGCAGCAGGAATTATGTGAAGGCGACGGTAGCTGATGCCGCATGGACGGGAAAGTAATGCTTGATGATATTAAAGACGCTATTTGGAATTTGATAGTCAGAGGACGCCTGACAGGATCGGCCGGGAGGAAGAAGATGCGAACTATTCAGGCCGAGACAATGGCGGGAGACCTCCGGGATGATGTCGAGCATTTTGAGCCGTATGGGTTCACTTCTGAACCGAAGACCGGCGCTGAACCGCTTATTGTCGCTTTGGATGGGGACAGAGAGCATTCGATCGCGATTTGTGTCGCTGACCGCCGGTACAGGCTGACAGGCCTTACTTCCGGGGAGGTCGCTCTTTACGATGACCAGGGGCAGGAAGTCGTCCTGGCTCGGGAGGGGATAAGGATCCAGACGGATAAAACTTTGGCTGTGGACGCCCCGGCGGCTGTATTTTCCGGGTCAGTCACAGTAGAGGGCGACATCGTGGGGAAGGCTCAGATTTATGACGCGAGGGGCAGGCTGCAATCGATCCGCGACACTTACAATAACCATACACATAACGGCGGCAGCTCCCCTGATCAAAAGATGTGAAGGGCACATCCGATCACTCTTGAGCTGATCAAGGTGGGATTAAAAGCTTTGGTCTAGCTACAACACAATTCAATAAACATAAACCCAGCCAGACGGGATTTCTGGCTGGGTTTTTTATAACCTCAGTAATGGTGAGGGCACATGGGAGTTATAGCCATGCTCATCTTAAAGCTATTGGACCCAAATCAAAAAATAAGGCTATGGGGGCGTGCACTTCCTTGGTTAAAGCTTTTTGTATCAGGAATAATTTGTCGCTTGGGAGGGGGATGAAATATGCAGTTTTTCTTAAACGGCAGGCATCAGGCGACACTTTCAGACTTTGATACTGAGCCGCTGGTTCGTTCCATCATCATCAGCCTTTTTTCCTGGAAGCGGGCTGGGGAAGATGATGTGCTGCCGGGGAAAAGCAGGATGGGGTGGTGGGCAGATTCATATAACGATGATGAGCCGCCAATAGGATCAAAACTCTGGCTGCTATCCAGAGAGGTACTGACCGACAGCACGCTGAAGCTTGCGAGGGAGTATGCCGAGGATGCACTTCAGTGGCTGGTCGATGACCATGTAGCGGAATCGGTAAGCGTTTCCGCGGAACGAGGCGGGGTGGAGCAGCTGAATCTGAATGTAGTCATAAAAAGACCTGATCAGGCAACACTTAACCTGCAGTTTCAGAACGTTTGGGGAAGTTGAAAATGCCATTTGAAAGACCGAATTTACAAACGCTGATTGACCGCATTGACGCGGATCTTGAGTCACGGTTATCAACTTCTCAGCTTCGCAGATCCAACGCGAAAGTGTATGCGCGTGTGCTTGCAGGGGTGAGCCATGAGCTGCACGGCTTTATTGAGTTTTTAAGCCGACAGTTGTTTTTTGATACAGCAGAGGCGGAGTACCTTGACCGTTGGGCGTCTATTTACGGGCTTGTCCGCAAACAACCTTCTCTGGCCAGCGGCACGGTGGTTTTTACAGTCCTGGAAGAGGGAGCCACGGTACCGGAGGGAACCTTGCTGCAGGCTGATAATGAGGCGGTATATGAAACGACATCCGCGGTCTCGGAAGGGAAAGCGTCGGTCAGAGCTTTGACTGCGGGGACGGCAGGCAATGTATCGGCGGGCGACACGTTAGTTCTTGTTTCTCCTATTGAAGGAATTTCCAGCGAATGTAAGACGGCAGAGGGCATTTCCGGAGGGGCCGACGAGGAAACGGACGAATCTTTGCGCGCGCGTCTGCTTTCGCGGGTAAGGGAGCCACCGCATGCCGGGACTGCGGCCGATTACAAAGCGTGGGCACTTGAGATTGAGGGAGTAACCAGGGCTTGGGTGTACCCGCTTGAAGGAGGGCCGGGGACGGTGACCATCCGTTTCGTATGCGATAACAGCAGCGACATTCTGCCCTCTGCAGAAATGATTAAGAAAGTGCAGGCATACATTGACTCTGTTCGCCCGGTTACGGCTAATGTCACCGTATCTGCGCCGACCATTCAGGCAATTCCATTCACGATATCCGGGCTTGACCCTAACAATGACACGGTGAAAGCCGCGGTAAAAGCCTCTCTGGAGACACTTTTCAGGCAGGAAGGCGGACCGGGCGCAGTGATTTATTTGTCCCATATCCGAGCCGCTATTTCCGCGGCTGTCGGTGAGGCAGATCACACGCTCGTCACACCGGCCGGGAATATAGCGCTAGGGAACAAGATTCTTCCCACTGTTGGAGAAATCACATGGCAGTAACCGCAGCTGAATATGACGCCAATATCAAAGCGCTGCTGCCTCCTGGGCCAGCATGGCCTCGGGATGATACCGGTTCCGTAATGGCGATGCTGATTGAATGTTGGGCGGTGGAGTTTTCCCGTGTAGATTCGCAGGCAATGGCGCTCATTAATGAGGCGGATCCGCGGTTCTGTTCTGAGACATTTGAAGATTGGATCACCCAATGGGGGGTTCCTGATTCCTGCCTTGAGGCCTGGGGGTCGCTGCTCGCGGATGGGTTGACTGAAACCATTCTCCGGCAGGCCTTGCTGCAGAAAATTACAACAATCGGGTCACAGAGTCTTCAGTTTTTTGTTGATCTGGCAAAAACCTATGGATACAGCATCACGATTGACGAGTTGTTTAATCAAACGGTTTTAAGCACAGTTTTAACGCCGTTTGCGAGCGGGGTGGGCTGGGCATCGCAGTGGAGAGTCCATGTTTACAAAAATGCCGGCGCTACCGTTTCGAGGCATACGGCGATAGGGACAGCGGAAGAGGCGCTGGCCTGGTGGGGGGATTCTGTCATTGAATGCGTAATCCGGCATTACGCCCCAGCGCATACCAATGTAATTTTTGGGTATTTTGAGGATTAATAAATATGAAATCAGTCTATCAGTCCCGCGCGGTTTCTTATCCCCCGGAGCTGCCGAATTCTGCTTCTTCAGAGGGATATCCGACAAACGGCAGCCCTACGGGGGGTGTTCTTGCGACGGTGATTGGCGATTATTGGTACAACGCCGTTACCCAGGAGATCGTTAACGCGATCAAAGGGGGAGGGGTTACTCCCGACGCGGCGGATCTGACTCAGCTTGACGCCGCGATTAAAGCGCAGATCAGGACCGTGAATCAGGCTTTGTCTGATGTGGCGGCACAGATTCAGGCGAAAGTCTCACAGGTTGAAGTGGTCCCTTCCGGGATGATTATGTTTTTCCCGAAATCCACTCCCCCTAATGGGAACTGGCTGGTCTGTGATGGGAGAGCCGTGAGCCGGACGGGGTATCCGAATCTATTTGCGATGATTGGGACGCAGTATGGGGCGGGGAATGGCTCTACAACTTTCAATGTCCCTTATTTGATAGATCGTACAGTTTGGGGTGGGACTTCAAACGTTGGCGCTTATCTTCAGCCTGGTCTTCCGAACATCACTGGCGCTTGGCGAGCGGCTTATGAAGATCGGGATGTAGGCACGGCGACCACAGCTTCGGGGGCTGTGTATGCGACTTTTGACCGTGGATGGGGCTCACAGGAAATGGCAAGCGTGGGGTCTGGTGGATCTATCGGTAGGTTTTTTGACGCCAGCCGCAGTAACCCGATTTATGGGCGATCCGGAACGGTACAGCCTCCGGCTTTGGTTCTGCTCCCCTGCATTCATATTTAATTAAACCTTCATAAAACAGGCAAACCCCGTTCAGACGGTTCCATCTGGTGGCGGGGTTTTTTGTTATCGAGAAGAACCGTTTCCCGATAAAGGTATTTTCTTTTAGGTGGCACCATGAAATTTGAATTCTTAGCGGATGCTTCTGACACGCCGCCGAAGCGACCCAGTAATCCGTCTGTTGGTTATCCATCCAATGGGGATCCTGTAACGGGGAAGCCGCCGACAACGCCCGGGGCGTGGTTTTACTACATGCTGATGGTTGAATTCACTACTCTTATCGAGCAAAACGGGTTAGAGCCAAGCGCGGAGAATCTTCATCAGCTTGCGGATGTTTTTGCTGATTTCAAAGCAAGGGCATCAGCGGCGGAAGGCTTCGCAACGCAAGCCAAGGCGAGCGCTGACGCGGCTGCGGAAAGCGCGTCCGGGGTAGTGACAGAGACCGCCAGCAAAATCAAAGAAATTCAAGATGAGGGAAGTAAGCAGGTTTCTGCTGTCACCGCGGCAGGGGGTTCTGTTTCTGGCGATGTCGAGGCAGGCATAGCGAGCTTGCAGAAAAAGCTTGAGGAGCTGGTTGCCCAGTTAGACGCAGAAGGCGGTACAGAAGCCGCTTACGTTAAACAGCAGGCGCAGGACATCCTCGATCAGATCACAGCCTCTGAATCTAATGCCAAAACATACGCTGAAAATGCTGCGGCCAGCGCGTCCTCTGCTGCAACCACGGTTTCGGATGGAAAACAGGCGATAACAGATCTTCAAGCGGCGGCCGTAGCGGCGATTCAAACACAAAAAAATGAAGCGGTAGCGGCTGTGACAGCCACCCAATCCACAGCAACTGAGAGCGTAACGGCCGCGCAGGCTACTTCTGTGTCTGCTGTGAAAGCTCAGGAAGCGGCGAGCATCCAGGCGATTGAGGCGGATTCTGTTCTTGCTGGTTACGCGAAAAAGGATGAGCTGAGCTCTGCACAGTCAGCGCTATCTGCGCAGATATCGGCGGCCATCGCCCAAGCTGTAGCGGATGCCAAGTTAGCGGCACACCCGGTCGGGAGCTTGTACTGGTCTACGCAGTCCACAGATCCAGCAAGTCTTTTCGGGGGCACTTGGGAGCAAATCAAAGACAAATTTATCCTAGCGGCAGGCGATAGTTACAAACAAGGGGCAACAGGCGGTGCGGCCAATGTTACTTTAACCACGGAACAAATGCCATCACACAATCATACTGCTTCTACTAATGAAACTGGTGGTCATAATCACACTAGAGGTTCAATGGAAATTACTGGCGGAATACAATGGTCAAATGATCCGGGATTACAAGGTGCTTTTTATAAAGGTAGTTATGGTAGCGCATTCGGATATGCCAATAACCATAATGATTGGACTGGTATTGCGTTTGCCGCTTCTCGTTCTTGGACGGGTTCAACATCTACTAACGGGGACCATTCTCATACTGTAACTGTCAATAATACGGGCGGTGGACAAGCACACGAAAATATGCCTCCTTACCTCGTGGCTTATTGTTGGGAGCGCACGGCGTAAAGGAGAACTGATATGGCTTTATGCGTTTTGAAGTGGCTCATGCTAATCCCCGTATCCTTCGCCATTACGCTAGCGTCGTGGGTAATAGCACCTATCGCGGCGCTGTTGGCAGATAGCGACGGCTGCCTCCCTAAGTGGCTTCGATGGGCGAGCACACCGCACGGGTGGCCGTTTTCAAGTACTTTGGACAAGGGAAAGGGTAGATAGGGACTCTTACGCTTATGGTGGATCTGATTCCTGATTTTTCATCCCGCGTTTTTCTGGCGGTTGGCGGGATTCTGGGAGCCTTGTGCTCCTTTCTTTTTGGCCCGGTCGATGACGCGATTGAATGGCTGTTTGTTTTTATCGTCGTCGATTATTTGAGCGGTACTTATGCCGCGATGAAGACCGGGCAGTGGAATTCCCGTACGGGGTTCCTTGGCATCACCAAAAAGATCGTCATGCTGAGCCTCGTGGCACTTTGCCATGGGCTGGATATCACTTCGGTCATACCTTTCGTCAGTGTCAGGGATGCGGCGGTCTTTGCTTTCTGCCTGAACGACTTTGGCAGTATCTTGGAAAACATTGAGCGCATGGGGTATGGGTCAATTATCCCGGCGCCGGTTCGCAAGATGCTGAAAGCGATGGGAGAGCGGTCAGAGGCGATGGCGTCAGATGTGGTGAGCGGGGGAGAGATTCACCGGCAGCACAGAGACAAATAGAAGGATAGGGGATCCTCCCCATCAAACGAAAACCCTCGGGAGAAGCAAACTCCCGAGGGCTTTTTTATTCCACTTTACACACAGGAACTTATGCACAACGCCAGTATAGCTGAAATTCAAAAACTAAAGCAAGAGGTTGGTGTGCTTATGGATATGCAGAAAGAGCAGGAAATTGAAAGGCGTGTGCGGGCCGAATCTTGTCCTTTGGCTGACAAAATAAGGAGAGATCATGGCTGAAAAGAAAGAATTTTCGGTGTGGGACCCGGCAATTGCGGTCCCCTTCATTAAGTCGAACGAGGGGTGCCGGCTGACTTCCTACCGGGATCCTGCGGGGGTATGGACTGTGGGTTATGGCTCTACACGCCTGGCGTCTGGGAACCCTGTCATCAGGGACATAAAGATTACTCAAGAGGAGGCAGACGAGCTTCTGGAGTCTGAGCTTTACCGTCTTCGTGATGTGCTGTCCCGATCTGTCAGGGTCGCTGTAACGCAAGGGCAGTTCATCGCTTTGTTGGATTTTGCATACAACTGTGGCGCTGGGGCACTTCGCAGATCTACTCTCCTCAAACTTTTTAATGCCGGCAAGGTAATTAATGCGGGGTATGAATTCAAGCGTTGGGCGCGAGCGGGAGGGAGGGAGCTTCCGGGGTTGGTGAGGAGGCGAGAGGCAGAGAAGGAGCTCTTTCTCAGTTAAAAGAAATCCCCGGAAGAGTTGCAGCTCTTTCGGGGATGGAACGAATCATAACAGAGACTTAAGAAACGCTACACATAGATGGACCACATCTACATGAAAGATTATAGCAAAGATCTAGAAAACAGAGTCCTTACTTTGGAGAACCGAATGGATGCTTTTGATGAAGAACGGATCCGCGCTGATGAGCGCAGACGGGTTCGGGCTCAGGCGTGGGAATTCATTAAAAGCGTGATTGTCCCATTCGGAGTAGCGCTTTTAACGCTTTGGGTTGGCGGTCGATTCCTATAAAAATCCCCGGGAAAGCATGTGCTCTTCCGGGGAAAGCCTACCGACTCCATAAACCACCTACGTAAGGAGAGAGACCTTACGTATCGCATTATAGCGAGCTTTTAAAAAATAAGGCGTTCATACCAGGGGGCAGGAGGGATTTCTATGAACCGCTACCAGATCACCGCAATGGCCGTATCAGCCGCCACGCTGGTAGGGATCGCCGGGTACGAGGGCTATAGCTCAACCGCCTATGTCCCCGTGAAAGGAGACGTCCCCACTATCGGGTGGGGGACAACAGCCGGTGTAAAGAAAGGGGACACTATTGAGCCGACGCAGGCGCTCCAGAGACTGTACCGGGATACCGAGATGGCGAAGACAGGGATCAGCCGCTGTGTCAAAGTGCCGCTCTCGGAAGGGGAGCTCGACGCTTATCTCCGTCTAACCTACAACATCGGCCAAAAGAAATTCTGTAGCTCGGCACTCGTGAAGAAGCTGAATCGCAAGGACTACAAAGGAGCCTGCACCGAAATCAGGCGCTGGTGCTACTTCAAAAATAAGAAGCACCCGGGGCTGGTGAATCGGCGGGAAAAAGAGTATCGGATCTGTATGAAGGGTCAGGAATGATAAAAAAGAATTTGGTCATTGCCGGTGTCATCATTGGCGCTTTGATAGCGTCCGCGTTCTGGGGGTACTCCAGAGGAAGATCCTCGACGGCGGAGAAGTATGAATCTCAGATCAGCGAGCTTAAATCTGATTGGCAGAAGCAGACCAGGGCGGTAGAAAAGGAGGCGCAGGAACGCTATGAGAAACAGAGCAAACAGCTGGCCGAGGCGCTGGCGGCACGAGATAAAGCCATGGTTAGCGCTCGCACTGTGCGGACTGTTGCTGTCCGCGTGCGCGACGCAGCAGACACCCGAGCCGCGAGCGATCTGCAAGCAGCCCGCGATTCCGGAGACCGTGCTCAAGAGCGACTTGCCCGATGCGAAAGCCTACTCGGCGAAGGCGCAGAGCTGGTTGGAGAAGGTGCGAGCTTATCTGTCAGAGTAGCGGCGGATAAGGAAACAATGAGAG